AGAAAAACAATGACTGAAGCTTTGCAGGAAATGGTGTCTCTTGATGAGCGCATGAGAATGCCCAGACAGTTAATTGATACAAATAAAGAGGTCATGATTGTCAAGAAAAACAAAGTTATTGTTATTGATAAGAAAGACCAAGACAAATATATGAAACAAGGTTGGGAACTTGCTGAAGAAGTTGGCCTTAATGAGGGAACTATCGATAAGGTAAAAGAGATTGCCTCCAAGAAACAAGCAATGAAGATTGATGGTGTTATGGTTGATTCCTTCACCGCATCTGCGATTTCGCAAATCTATGACAAGGTAAATGACGCAAACAAAAAGAAGATGGATAAGTTACCCATCACCAAACTCGCAAGTCTAGCAATGAAGATGATGCAGAAAAATGAGTTTGTTCCAGAAGGTAAGATGCAAGACGTATGGCAGAAGAAGAATGCCAAGTCACTTTCAGTTGGTTCTTTTGAACTTATTCGTGGTAAGAGTGGTGTTCATACCATTAAACAGAGTGGTAAGGTAATCGGTGACTTCTCATATGACGATGACGCAGATAACTTTGTTGCAAACATGAAGGGTATGAAAGGTCAGTGGACAGGTAACGACATCGACTCTCTTTTCACTCATCTTCAGAAGGTTCACAAAGAAGAAGTTGAACTTGATGAAGCTAAGATTGCAAAGAAAGTCCCTGCAAAAGACGGTGGACATTTTGTAGTTCTTCATCGTGACACTTCTGGTATGAGAGGCACACAAGACAAGTTTCATATGCGCCACTTAAAGAATGGTAAAGTTAAAGATTATGGTACTCATTCATCTCTGGATGGCGCACTCAAGTTTGCAAAAAATAGAGGTATTATCGAAGAAGTTGACCTTGATGAAGGAAAACAGAAGCCATATGTATCTTCTGATTCAGCTGGTAAACATGTTATTGGCGCTTCTGGAAAGATTGTTAAGTCTTTTAAAGATATGGACTCAGCAAATGCATATCTTAAAAAGAATTATAATGAATTGATGAAAGAAGAAGTTGAACTTGATGAAAAAGTTAAAGAGTATAAAGGTATTGCATATTTTAAAGACCGTAAAGATGCTGAAGCTCATATGAAAAAATATGCACCAAAAGGAAGAATTGTTGAATATGAAAGAGGTTATGCTGTTCAAGTTAGAATCATGGGCCCATACCTTAATAAAGCTGGAAAAACTGAAGAAGTTGACCTTGATGAAGCATCAGCACGAGCAGATGCCCGTAGGTCCATGCGAGCAGACCCAGACATGCGACAGAAGTTCTCAAAGGATGTTTCTGCAACTGATGATGACGTAAAGGGCGCATCAAAGAATATTATGATGCAGATGCGAAAAGCACAATCACTGAATGGTCGTTTCGATGTTGAGTTTGCTGACGGTAAGAAAGTTAAAATTCCTGCGAAGATGGCTATTGCAGTTCAGCAGAAATACAATTCTATGAAAAGACCCGCAGAGAAAGAAAAGTTTCAGGCAAAGGTAGGCAAGTCTTATCGTGATATGTTGTCTGCATTGAAAGAAGCAGTGTCTCCCGCACAACAGGCAGCTATTGCTATTTCAAAGAAAGAGCGTGGAGAAAAACCCAAGAAAGAATCTGTCCTAGACAGAATCGATAAAAAAATCAAGGAGAAAAACGATGGGTAAGAAATATTTTGATACAAAGGATACCACCCTTGAATCATCGATTCTGAGTGTGTGGCAGGAAGCTGCTAAGAAAAACGAAGACAAACTTGATCCAGTGAATAAAGATGCTGTGAAGAAGAAGTTTGATGATCGTAAGGACAAGGACATTGACAACGATGGTGATGTAGATAGTTCTGACAAGTTCCTTCACAAACGTCGCAAGGCAATCTCTAAGTCGATTGCAAATGAAGGTTTAGAAGATTCTCCTAATCCTGCTAACAGTCAACATCTTTGTGCGAAGAATGTCGTTCATGAAGAGTGGGGTGCTGGTCAACCTGTTCATGGTATGCATGACACTCCTGATGCTGATGGTAATATCGCATGGTATGATGTGATGTTTGAGCATGGCATTGAGAAGGGTGTTTCTATCAACGAACTTAAAGTTACAAAGTCCGAGTCTCATCATCACGGCGAAAAAAAGAAAGATGATGAAGATAAAGAAATGCTCAAGGCAAAGAAGCATTATGGTGAAGAAGTTGAACTTGATGAAGCTCAAAAACTTTTCATGTTCACAACGAAAGCAGAAGCACAAAAGAAAGCAAAAGAAATTGGCGGTAAAGTATTAGAATTAAAACGAGCAATGGATGGCAACATGTTTGCTGTGGTTACAATGGATTTGACTAAAGAAGAAGTTGACCTTGATGAAGCACTATCTTCTAAAGACCAGAAGGCAATCGAAGATTATGTAAGTAAGTTTATGTCAAAGATGACGCCAGACCTTAAAGCAAAGATGGAAAAAGACCCAAAGGCCGCAGCTGCGGTGCTTGCTAAAATGGCAATGAATACAGAAGACCTTGATGAAGCAAAGATGAGTGCAAGTCAAATTGCTACTTTGAAAAAGGCATATGAACCAATGCGTGGTAAGAAAATCAGTGTTTCAAATTCTAATAAACTTAGCGCAATGATGGACAAGGTGGGTAAAGACAAAGAAGCACTTATCCAGTTGTTCAAGGCAGATATTCCTTTCGTGAGTCAAAGCGCAGTAACAAAACTTATTACCAAGCACAATATGAAGGGTGCTGAAATTAATAAGTTGCGGGAAGAAGTTGGTGAGTCTTATGAGATTGGTACAGATGAGTATCGTGACCATACACTAGAAGTAACTCCTGGCCAGTCTCTAACATGGGGTTCTGCAAATGCATATAAGCAGGCATCCATGAAGGAAGCACTTGCAAAAGTTTGGGGTTTGGATGAGAAAGCACTTGACAAATCCTCTAAAGAAAAGTATGATGAAGAAGATGAGGAGCTCAAACCAGTTAAGGGTTCAAAGACCATGACAGGTGGAAAGGTTGCAAAGGTAGAAATTCAACCCAAAATTGACGGATAAAATGAAAGACTTGTTAGAGATGATGGAGGCATCTAAAGATGATCTCCCAGAAATCTATTGTGATATGGATCAGGTTCTATGTAACTTTATTGGCCGTGCTGAGGAAGTTATTGGTATGCCCTTTGCTAAGTTTGGTAAGGACGACCGCTGGAACAAGATTAGGGACACAAAGGATTTCTGGGCAAATCTAGATTGGATGCCGGGTGCAAAACGGTTATATTCTTTTATTCAGAAGTATGACACGCACATCCTTTCTGCTTATTCTGACCGTGATGATAACTCCCGGCCGGGTAAGAAAAAGTGGTTGAAGAAGAATACTAATATTAAACCTCGTAACATTAATCTTGTGAAGAGGGCAGATAAACAGAAATATGCAACTACTGATGGGAAACCAAACGTATTAATTGATGATTATAAGAAGAACATTGTAGAATGGGAATCAAAGGGTGGTATTGGTGTTCATCACACAGAAGTGGGTAAAACCATTGCTGAGTTGAAGCGTCTAGGTTTCAAATAACATAAATAGAAACAATAATAGATTCTGGGGCGAATAAAGCAGGAATTTTCCTGCCTCCTACCTAGAAGAAAAAAAAGGAGAATACAATGGGTTTATGGGGAACAACTACCGCCGATGGCGACAAACCAAAGTTTCTACCAGTAGACAGTAATGCTGCTGGTTCGACAGGCGCAAGAGAACACCTTATTGCGGTTAAGGGTGGTTGGGGTTTGTCCCCCGGCCTTGCTGCGTCAGGTAATGACAACACTGATGCAACACCAGAAGTTCTGGTTTGCGTTAGAAATATTGCTGAAGCAATGGGTAACGCTTCTGTTATCGGTCTTGATTGGACGGATGCAACAGTTGGTGATGCTGGACTATTCGATCTTACAGTAACATTCGATGAGGCAGTTGATATTACATCTGCCGCTTGGACAAATAATCAGGTTGTTACCAACAAGGCATACATCCTGTTGGATCGTTTGGGTATCACAGACATGGCGTCTGACAGCACAATTGCTGCTCAGTACTTCTCTGGTTCGGGAACCAACCAATTGGTCTTCCGTGGTCGAGTAACTACAAATGCTGCAGCTGGTTATATTGGATTTAATAAACTAGCAATTGTCTTTGATGGCACTGCTACACTTAATGAAGAAGACGGTCGTTCTTCTCTTGCTATGCGTCAAGAAGCAGGAACTGCTGCATCTCCTACACTCGGTGATCGTATCATTCTTAATGGTAGTGCTGCTGCAACTGCAACTGTTAATGGTGCATTAACACAATCAACAACTCTTGTTGTAGATGCAGTTTCCGGTGCAACACTCGCAGTTGGACAGGTTATCACAGTTAAAGACGTATCGGGTGATGCTGCTGCAATTGCAGACGCTGATGGTAACACGGGTATTTCGACAGATAATACTCTTACCATCACAGCGGTTGCTTCTCAAACAAGTGTTACAATTAGTGAACCGATTACAGTTGCAAATAATGTAGTTCTTCTTGCATCTACAGATGGTGGTGAAGAACTCAACGCAGAAAGTATTGATCTCAGAATTGCTGGTCCTGAGTTTGCTAGTCGTACTGATGTTACTGGAATTGCCAGAGTTGGTGAAACACTGGGTGGTGATATCTTGCTTGAAGTGGGTACACCAGATAGTGATGATGGCGAAGATGCAATCCTTCTTGATGCCAGCGCTGCAGATACAGATATCGAGTCAAAACTTGACTTGGAAGACTTCACATCTGGTCTTGCTCTGTATACACAAGCAGGGTCAGACAGTGGTAGTGCTTTGGTTCTTACTGGAATTACAGTTGCTGCTGCATAAGTTGTATAAATAACTATATACTATGTCATGTTATGAGAAGGAGAAATTATGATCGATATTGACAAGATTAATGAACGTAAACAAGTTATTGCGAAAGACATTGAAGCGGTTCGTGCCCGTATGGGAGAAGCGCAGAAGAAATTCGCAGAGGACCAATCATTGTTGCAGGCACTTATGGGTGCATTTCAACAGTGTGATGCCTTTGCAAAAGAATTTAATGATGATACTCCCAATGAGGAGAGTGATGTAGAGAATAGTGAAGACCTAGAGGACTCGAGTCCCGGCGGTACTGACTAATATCTACAATAGCATTCCCACAATTTCGTGGGTTAATATAAGGAGAAGCCAAAAATGGCAGATAAGAAAATTACAGCTCTCACAGACCTTTCCACCGGAATTGCTACTGCTGACCTGTTTCACGTTATCGATGACCCAACGGGTACACCGATCAATAAGAAAGTTTCCGTAGCAAACGTATTCAACTACATTCCTGTTCCTCTTGCGACGAACACTGTTGAAACCGTTACCACGGCAACTGCTCTCGACTTGACGAAGGGTGTTCACATCCTTGTTAACTGTGCTACTACGATTGCTGATGCGACCATCGTTGGTCAGATTCACACAATCGTTGCGAAGACTGTTACCACAACGACAGACGTTGATTTTTCGACAACTCTTGGTGCGTATGTGAAAGCAACATTCAATGCTGTTGGTGAATCGATTCAGGTTCAGTGGACAGGTACAGACGGCTGGGCAGTTATCGGTCACGGTACAGGCGCAACTGGCGACATGGGCACAGGTCCGACACTTGCGTAGTAATTATTACGCTTGTTTGGTGTGGGGGGCTTGTCCCCCCCGCCATTTTACGAATGGGAGAATTTAATGGTTGAAGTTTTATCAGAAGTAAATTGGGGCAAGGCAGTTGAGCCTATTACCAAAGTTTTTACTAAGAAAAAAGAAGACCCTAAATTCCTTGAAGAACAAATTAGAGATTACTATCCTTGTGACGTAGAACCGAAGGACGAAGAAAAATGAAAACATTTAAAAATTTCGTATTAGATGAAGCAACATTTAACACAACTATGAATGCGATGCATCAGGACGTTCCGACAGGTGACTATTCTGATCCTAGAGTTGTGAAGGCACTTAATACTTTTGTAGGTACAGTAACACGGGCTACGATGGATGGAACAATGCTTCCTGAGATGGTCATTAGTAAGATGAGGAATTCTCTGAGTAAGATTGGACTGACCTTTGATGAAGTCCCAATGATGGAAGGTGAAAGTGGTTCCTTCGAATTGCCCTTGACTAGTTTTGGTGGTCGTTTCGGTAAAGGTTTGGATACCCCGTATGATGAGTTTGCAGAGGATGACGGTATCTCGCATCAGGTAGAGGGTGGTCTTAAATTGGTACTAGGTTATGAAATGCAAGAGGATAATTCGTGTAGGTTGACTGCTTCTATTAAATAGTATGTACGAAACTATAAACTCTAATAATTTCATGATGTATGCGATAAAACATTATGAAAACCCTCATTGCGAAGGAGAAAAAGAGTTTCACGATGATATGAAGAGGTTTAAGTATATTAAACGTCTTCTAAAGAAGTATAAAGTGAGTGGAGTATTAAAAGAACGACTGCTTCTGAACCATATCATTATTCTTAGGAACTTGTTTGGAAATGAGGCGTGTGTTACACTTTTACTTTATAAGACACATTCAGAACATCTTGCCGCTTTAAAATCTTTCCTACTTTTCCTAAATATGATTAGTTCAGATGAACTAAAAACAATTGATCAAGACAATCATGTTTTCGATGTGTTAAGGAAAATCTAATGGGAAGAGCGATAGACTTATTTGTTACATACAGATTTATAAAACTGTTAGTCACTCCGTTTGAGAAGACTGAAGCGTATAAGCTTGGTATCATCGACAAAGATGGTAAACGTAAGACAGAACAGACAGTATCAAGAGGTGTTCGACCCACTGACCTCAATACTGCTGAGAAGAAGAACGCATACACTGTTCTTCACAAACTCGTATTCAACATCAAAAAGATTTTTGGCAAGGTGCCCGGACTTAGGACTAAGTTGGGAACTTATGCTGCAGCCCTATTCCTACTCAAAGATACATTCAAAGAACATGTCGAAGACCCTGATGTTTTCGAGAAGGAGTTCATGAAGTATCTCAAAGAAGAGGGATACGAGATAGACAACACAATTTCCGAAGAAGTCATTGGTTTTGGAGAAGTGCTGCCTAAGGGTGAGTACACTCTAGTCAATGATATCCTAAATACTGAAGAAGAAGAATTGCAGGCAAAGGTTGGTGATAAGGTCGTTGCATTTGATGACGAAGCACCGATTGATACAGTTCTTGGAGTGGAGATATTTCCTATTGTTCATGTTAAGACACAAGAAAAGATTTACATTAGTTTGGAGGACATAAAATGAAACGCTGGTCAGAAGTATCCCCGTATAGTGGATTAGAAGAGGACGTTCCTACGAACAATGCAAGTAGTGGCGATGTTGCAATGCCACCTGATGCAGTCAAGAAAAAGAAAAAAACCTTGATTGATCGTTCTATGATGGATGCTCGCACTAAGGCCTATCGTGAACACCGTGCTCGTCTTGAAGCTCGCCGTGCAAAACGAGAAGAGAAAAAGAACAAGAGTAAGTTCATTGAGAAGGTCAAAGAGGAAGTTGCGTCTGAGATGGCATATGGTGCTGGATACGATACAGTCAAACCAATGGCCAACATTCAGCCTGTGAATGCTGCGAAGTCTGGAACTGGATACGAACTGTATCACAAGCAGTTTTCTGGTGCCATGCAACACGCATACAAATTTGCAAAGAGTAAAGGGTATACTGTAGACCCCAAGGATATTGATGACAAGGTTGCATCTGGTCCAAGAAAACCAAGCAGTGGTAAAACTAACAGTTATACCCTTGGAACAGACAAGGGTAAAAAGGTACAAATTCAAGTTACTAATCTTGACAACAAGAGATATGAACTGAATATGTATATCACCTGATGATTAAGGTCTATTTATTTCTCATCATCATGGGTGTGCTTGGTGCTGTAGGTTACGGTGGGTATTTGTATTACAAAGATACTCAGCAACGTATTGCTACGCTCACTGAGAACAATGCAAAACTGGAAACTGCCATTCAGATCAGTGAGGAAAGTATTGCAACTCTACAGAATGACATTGAGAAAAATGCAGAACTAAATAGAGAACTACAATCGCAGTTACAGGTAGCAGAACAGTATGGTGACCAGTTGCGTAACACTCTGCGAAAACACAACCTAACACATTTGGCAAACAAAAAACCAAGTGCGATAGAGAAGAGGATGCAAAATGCGACCAATCGTTTATGGGACGATCTTGCTAACATCACTAACCCTAATGGGGTGCAGTCTGATGCCGGAACCAAAGGTGGTGACGGTGACAAAGACAGTGAGAACAGAAGTCCCGATAGTAGCAAGACCAAAACAAGTTCAGCTAAATGATGTAAAAATCTATGTGGTTTCTAAAGTAAACTACGAAGAATTTGTTAAGGAGTATACAAAGAAGAATGGCGCAGATTCCTATATCGCTATTTCGGTGAAGGACTACGAGAACCTTAGTCTAAACTTTTCTGAATTGAGACGATATATAGAACAACAGAAACAAATTATTGTCTACTACGAGAACGCAGTAGCACCGAATAAGGAAGAGAAAGATGGGAAAGTTCAATAGTAAAATTTCAGCAGAATTTCATCCACCCAAGAAGTGGATTCTGGAACGTGCTTTGTCATATCAGAATGATGAAATTGAAGAGTCACCACTACAGTCAGTTGGTGTGAAGTGTCCTGCAAGTAAGATTACTTGTAAAAAGGGATTTGAAACAGACCTTGCTAGTGTACCTCGTGCAATCTGGTGGTTGATTTCTCCGTGGGACATTGCCCGTGCTGCTATCATTCATGACCTTCTTTACAAACGTATTCGTGAGTATCGTGCAAAAGAGGGTTTACTTGACGCACACCCTACAGCAGATACAGTTGTCAGTAATTACAAGTCTGCAAAGAAAGCATCAGACAAAGTGTTCCTGATGGCAATGAAAGATGCCGATCCGTCAGTTCCGAAGTGGAAGATGTATGCTGCATACTATGCAGTTGTTCTGTTTGGTCGTTGGTCTATCATTCCAAGAGAGGGTGACGAATGATGGTAGACGAATGGGGTGTGACCTACTGTAAGAATTGTGGTCACCCATCTCATTGTGGTGGACCTCTACAAAAAGAATACCGTGGACATTCCGGCGAAGGCGGAATTATGGGCATGATAGAAGTGTGCAAGTCTTGTCGTTGTGAGAAATGCATATCACCTGATTGGGGTTGATATGTGGTTCTTTTTAATTAGTAGTATTGCCTCCAGCATTATTGGTAGTGCCGCAGATTCTTGGTTCGCAGATACCAAGATGGGAAAATGGTTCTACCGTAAGGTTGATAATGTTGCATCATGGGCATCTAGGAAGTTGGGTTTGAAGGTTCTTCAAGATGAAACAAATTGGAAGACGAAATACCCAAATGTCAGCAAAAAGATTGACGATCTAGAAGCACGAATAAAACAACTAGAGGAGAAAAAATAATGTTTAATTGGATTAAAAATCGAGTAATGGAACGTACTTCATGGGACGGTGGCGCACTTATCGCTGTTGGTCTTGTGGTGCTGTTCCTTGGACCTTTCGCAAAGTATGCTGCTATGGCAGCAATCGCATGGGGTGTTCTAACCATGTTGAAGTCCGAAGACTAATATCATGGCAGAGTTGGAGACAGAGGTTAAACTTCTCAAAAAGGAGTTGCAAGACCAAGCAAAAATACATGATCGTTTGGACGTTGCGATTGAAAAACTAACTGATGTCTCCAACTCTATTCATCGTATGTTGGCAGTGCATGAAGAGAAGATTGCACGGCAAGAAGAAGCAACAATAGCAGCAGATGCTAAACTAGAAATCCGTCGCACAGAGTTGACTGCCAAGATAGACGAACTGCATTCTCGTATTACCACTAACACCAAAGAGATTATGACAGCTGCTGCAAAACAACACACTGAACAGAACAAAGAGATACAAAAGATTAAGGACGAACTTGCTGCAAGAGTAGGCGTCCTAGAGAAATGGCGACATGTCCTTATCGGATCATCAATCGTCGCTGGATTTATTTTACATAAAATGGTCAATCTTACTTGACATTTTACCACAGGGATGTTATTATCTGTGGATGTCTTATATTGATACCAAATACCTAAACATTATCAGTCCATACCTTCAGCAGTTCAAGAAGAAGGGCGATAATCTATGGAACTTCCGTTGTCCCTATTGTGGGGATTCCCAGAAATCACGCACTAAGGCTAGAGGGTTTGTCTTTCGCAAGAAGAATGACCTGTTCTTCAAGTGTCATAACTGTGGTGTTGGTGCGTCTTTGGGTAATCTGGTCAAGACAATCGACTCAAAAACTTACAAAGACTATATATTTGAACGATACAAAAAAGGGGTCGAAACTCGTAGTAGTCCTCAGCCGGAGTTCAAATTCAATGCACCAGTGTTTCGCAAAAAGGGTATCCTTGAAGGTCTTCAATCTATTAAGAACCTTCCTGATGACCACCCAGCGAGACAGATTGTTGAAAGACGAAAACTCCCTGTGGAATCGCTCTCCGATTTGTATCTATGCGAGTCATTTTTTAAATTCACGAATTCGATAATCAAAGGTAAGTTTCCTTCTTTGGATGGTGATCATCCAAGGTTGATTATTCCGTTTCGTGATGAGAGTGGTGAAGTGTTTGCGTATCAGGGTAGAGCCTTTGGTAACGAACAACCTAAGTATATCACCATCAAGATTGATGAGGAGCGTGATAAAATATTTGGTCTAGACAAGGTAGATAAGAGTAAACCTATTCTTGTTGTCGAAGGACCGTTAGATAGTCTGTTTCTGGATAACTGTATTGCAGTTGCTGGTGCAGACTTTAGTAATATAAAGGGTGACCTCACGGTTATCTACGATAATGAACCTAGAAACAAGGAGATCAACAAACAGATAGAGAAGACGAT